AAAACGCAAAAAAGAGCCGCACCTTTGCGGGCGGCTCTCACAAAACATCTATTTTAAAGGGTTTTTAATAATAACAGGCCCTTTATCTCCAGTGTAAGGTAAAGAGCGAACTGTATTATAGTCGATAAACTCTGCAGCTTCTTCGTAGGTCATTCCATCTTCTTTCATAAGACATTCAACCATTTTGTCATAATCATAAACTGCTCTATCGTCCATCGTTAAACCAACAAATGCCTCATCATAACTTGGGCTTTCAAATAAAATAATGCTTGTTTCTTCATCTTCAATATAATACTTTTCAAGTTGCTCTTTAATAGTCATACTTATTTCCTTGCTTCTTGCAAAACATGCAACACTTCGTTAATATCTACTTTACCATTTGTGGTTTGAAGTGATTTAACTTCTCCTTCTATCCAATCAATTGTTGGCGCATCTAAATTTTTAGCGTTTGGGTCTTCCAACTGAAAGCAAATGTCGCCATCGCTTACACATTCATCCCAACCACAATAAGGCGAATTATGAAGACTAAATGCAGTTACAATATTCATAGGAACACCATTTTCTAAACAAGTTCCTACTTCTTCCATAACAAGTTTTACTTCATAACCCTTTTCAAGATCTCTGTCTTCTACTTCATCAGAATCATAAATAGCTTCATTCATAAAATCATCAATGATTTCTTGATCTTCATTACTGAAAATGTTAAAAACTTTACTAAGCTCTTCTCTTGAAACGCTATGCTTTCCTTTTTCGGAAGCTTCCCAAAGGAATCTGAAAAATGAATTTAGAATACTGTTTTTTTCTTCATCGTCATCATCAGGAACTTCAGTTTCATAATCTGTATAGTATTCTTCATTAAACTCTTCTTTGCTAATCATACTTGCTCCAAAAAGAAGGAGGGGAACTTTCGCCCCCTCCCTTTTAATTACAAGATTTTGTTAAGGCTTAATTTTTCAAAGCAGTCTTCGCGGATAAGGCGGCTAAGTGTTGCCTTGCAAACGTCTACACCGTTAGGAATTACTACATAAGAGTTTCCAGAACTACCGAATACACCTACGCGGCAAATCTTGTCTTTCTTGTCTTTTCCAAGAATTACTTTCTTAATCATTGATGGAGTGTAAGTTCCATAAATGTCCTTAGAGAATGTATTGTTAGCTCCAATCAAGTCGTTGTACATTGAAGAACAAGACTGATGGATGTTAACAATAATTCCTGCGTTAGCAGATGTAACTTTGTTGATAAGCAAAGCGATAGAATCCATATCGTTGATGAATTCCTGAGCTTCGTCTACATTGCCCTTGCTGAGCTTCTTGTAAACTTCTGCGAAGTCGCCATACTTCTTAACGATAACATCAATCAAAGCGTTTTCAAACTTTGTTGAACCAAGAGTCTTTGTTGACTCAAGTTTAGCAATGTAATCGTGAATCAAATCAGCAAGTTTGCTGTTTTCGTCAAAGTCAAGTGGCTCTGCAGCAACACTTGAATCAATAATCTGCTTAACGTGGTCGGCAACCATAGTGATAAATGCTTCTACCTGATCTTCTGTCTTGAAGTTGTTAGAACCAAGTCCAATCATACCTGCACAAACGTTCTTAATTACAATTTCGTCGTCGATACCAAGTTTTGCCAAGGCGATAACGAAGTTCTTCAAGTAAGTGATAGAACGCCAAGAGATGATGTTGTAAACATTTCCCTTTCTCTTGTAGATATTAGCAATATCGTGATTGCCCAAATCAATATATCCGAGTGAACTGTCAACAACAGAATACTTAACGATAATGTCGTTGATCATTTCATTGAATTCTTTTTCAATTTCAGCTTCATCAACTTTTCCAACTGCTCTTGGCTTTGGATACTGACGAGTCAAACATTCGTGAATAATGTCTGAGTTATTGTGTCCCCAAAGAAGATTAACAATACAGAAACGGTTAATTGTTGGAGCCATAATGTTCATAAAGCTTGGCAAGTTTTCTGAATAGTTAGCTGCAGCAAGAACGATACAATCTTCTGGCAGTTCTTTACCGTTACCAATTCGGCGGTCAAAAATCAAAGAAAGCAATGAACCCTGAACTGCGTCAGAACAAGTTGAAATTTCATCAACGAACAAGATTGTTGGTTTGCTGTCTTTCTTTGCGTCAATAATACGCTGGAACCAAATTGGGTCTTTCTGAACAAGTGTAGGTGAACCAGGCTCATTAACCTGATAACCCATAATATCATCAGGGCTGAAGCGTGAACCAATCAACTGTTCATAGTGATAGCCCTGTTCTTTTGCCCAGTTAGTAATAGATGTTGTTTTACCATAACCTGGGTTTGAAATAAGCAAGATTGGCTGTTTTGTAATCTTACTCAATTCAATGTAATCATAGATGTTTTGTGAAATACTCATTTTCTTTTTCCTTCCTTTCTGTTGTATTCTTTATGATTTAATTATAATATAAAATCCAAAATTTGTAAATATAAGTGATTAAAAGGTTCCCTAATCATTAGCAAAAATTTTGGGAACAAAAGATAAGTGGGTTTGAATGTCTGAAATGAAATCTTCCATTCGATTTATTTTTTCAAACTTTAGTTTTGCAAACATAAGGTCTTCAATCAACGCTTGCGGGTCTAGTTCAACTCTTAAAGAAGCTCCATTATAAATTGTTGTTTCCTTATGAGAAAATTATAACACGAAATCTAAAATTTGTAAATTAAGCAGCCCAGCAAAACGCTGGGCTTTTGCTTATGCAACTTCTTCAGCTATTTTTTTTTCAACACGAAAAAACGAGCTATCTTTGTACAAGAGCATATAGTCAAAGAAGTTTCTCCAATCCTGAGCGTCGTTAAAACTGATTCTTCCAAACAATGGGAATCCAGCAAACTCAGGCTTGTTGTACTCAGGAATTCCATCAATTCCTTTTACAGATGTAAATGAACGATGGAAATCTGCTGTAAAGTTTTCTTCTTTATATAATTCTCGAATGTTCTTGAAATCTTCAAAAACCATAAGAGAATCATAAGCAGGGTCATTGAATACTTCAGCGAGGCTAGCATCGTAAGAGTAAGAAATCCAGTTTCTTACAAACTGATTTTTCTTTGCTATAATCATATCATCTCTGATTTTGTCGATGTTTGCATCTACCAAAGTCTTAATATATTCTTCAAGACTCAAGAAACCTTTATCCTTGTACTTTTTGTATACAGATTCCTTACTTGGTCTTGCAACAATCTTGAATGTTATTCCAAGATCGCGCAAAACCTGAACCTTATCTCTTACATAATAAAGGTCTGCGGTTTCAGGAATAAGGACTCCAATCTCATCATCCTGAAGATCAGGAGATGAACTGTAGCCATAACGATAGTTTCCTGCATTGTCATAGCTGATTGTCTGTCTTGTTTTGAAACCAAGTTTTCTTCCACTGCTGCCAGCTTCCTTCTTGTATTCACAAGCGGTTGCCCAATTTACAACCTGCACGTTTTCACCCAAGAACTCTTTACAAGCTTTTAGGTTGTCTGCGTCTTTGTAATCTTTTGGGAACAGTACACGATAGTCATCTGTTCCAGCATCAATTCTTTTAACAACATCTGCAAAAGAAGTAGAAGTAAGTTTACCTTTATCATCGAAAGTCTGTAAAGATAAGAAGTTATCAACTACATTCTGTTTAACAGTAGATTTAATTCCGTTGAAATCTACAAGATAAGTTTTCTTTGGTCTTGAACGCCATCCGCCATTATCGGCAGGTGATGCTACTGTTATACTCTTTCCTCTACCATTGCCTCTTACATCAAGAGCCTTAGAAAAGAAAGTGTTAAAAATCTTTGCTCTGAAGTTGTCGTTAAGCTCAGTATCGTATCTCTGAAACTCTGAAAGTTTCATGGCATCGTCATAGCTGTACTCATCAAACTTATCTCTAAGTTTCTGATAATACTCATCAACAACTTTTGTAACATTTTTATAAATGAAGTCGATAGTCTTGTCATCGTAATGCAAAACTTCACGAGATGGTGTTAAAGTTACATCTGACTTGTTAGCCATAATGTTGATTCTTTTAACACCTGCTTTTTCAAGCATATCTTTCATTGTACCGCCTTTTGCTTTAAGGTCATTGTATTGTACATTAAAGCCAACTCCTGCAACGTTTACAGTAATCTCAGGGCGATAACAATGTCCAATATCAATAGAGTCGAAAGAATGGAACTTTCTATCTTCCATAAACTCTTCCCAATTAAAATTAGGATTGTTTGTGAAAGTGTTTACATTTGGCATAAAGCAAGTGCTTCGGAAGAATTTGTCTGCTTCATCATTCCACTCATCATAATACCAATCTCTGTCAGCGACCCATCTAAAGTTGATTTCAAGACCTGTATCTTTTGTCCAATCTTCCTCTGCGATTTTCTCAACACAAGGAAGTCCGTTTTTCTTTGACATTTTATAAGTTTTCTTTTTGCCTTCGCAATAAGAAATTACTTCATATTCATCTACAAGAGAGAATGGAGTTTTAGAACCAAGTCCAAAACAACCAGTCTGATTTTCATCGTCTGTTTTCGTAGAAACGAAATAACTTGTGTAGATATTATAAATCAAATCTTCAGGGATACCATCTCCAAAGTCACGAATATTGAAGAATGGTTCTGAAGGAGTTGGTAAGTGAAGATCAAAAGGATAATCTTCTCTACCAGCCTGCTTATGCGCATCATTCGCGTTTGTTGAAAGTTCACGAATGATAGCAAGTTTAGGATTAGAATAAAGACTGCTACTCAATATGTTAAAAGCCTCAGCAGTTGCAGCCATATTAAATGTCTGTTCCATCAATTTCTCCTTTAATAGTAGATGTTCTTTTATTATATCATAGGGCTAATTTTTTGTAAACATTAGTCCTTTTTAACAAGAATCTTTTCAAATGAATCAACGAAATCGTTGAAAAGACTACCAGTGTAGTGTTTGATTACGTCCATAGAACTCCAACATACTAAGTATGGCTGTTCGAATCCATCAAGGCTCCAATCTTCAAGGTCGTCTTCGCAGTCAGAAACTACGAACAAGTTTCCAATCTCTGCAGGCTGGAAATTATCCTTAACATACTGAATACCTCTACCGATATCTGTACCACCACCACTTACTGCTTTTATATCATCGTTAGAATCATAAATAGCACGAAGTCCTGTGTCCCACATAACAATTCTACATTTCTTTCCGCAAGTCTTAGAAACATTCTTGAAGATATTACAGAAACCTAAAATATTCTTATCAGAAATAGAACCTGAAACATCAAGAACTACTGTGATTGGAACTTCATCATAAGTTGTCTGTTCGCGATATCTAGGTGTAAGAACATCTCCACAACCACGTCCACGGTTATAATTATAAAGCAAGTCACGCTTTGTTGTTGTTACACATCTGTTAATCATAAGCTCGCGGATTTCTTTTTCAAGACCTTCAAAGTCAATCCAGTTTGTACACTTATCAACAAGAACAGTTCCGTTTGCTCCACCGCCACCACCGTCGCGAGAATATCCCTTAAGCGAATTAGAGTCAGCCTGCTGCTCATCTTTAATTTCGATAGATTTCTGATAATCAGAAACAGCTTTCTGAATAAACTGTTTAATCAGTTCATCGAGCTCTTCCTTGGTGAGTTCGCGAGGCGGGGTGCTCTCTCCATCTTCTGCGGTGCCGTCCTCATTTTCCGAGCTACTGCTATCATCCTGATCGCTGGCAGACCCGCTATTATTTGCTTCGCTATCTTGTCCATCTCCGTCTTCTGCATCGTCTTGTCCAGCCGACTCTCCATTAGTTTCTCCGCTATTATCTGAGCCATCGTCTTCGTTATCACCTGCGGCGCCCCCACTACTTGTATCTCTGGATTCAGAATCGTCTCCCGCATCAGTATCATCGCTTGTTCCACTTCCGCCTGACTGCTGTTCGCCATCGGCATCTGTAGAATCGCTAGAATTATTTCCTCCAGAAGATTTATCACTGCCTGATTCGTTCTCAGAACTGTTGTCGTCATTTCCTGAACCTCCCGAAGAACCGTCTACTTTGTCAGATCTATCGTCAGGGGAACTTGATCCACTGTCCGACGCTCCACCGTTGTTATTTTTATCCTGAGAGTCTTTCGAATCTTTTCCATTCGAACTTGAATTTGCTCCACCGCTAGTTTTATCATTATTACTACTTTTAGCATCTTCCCAGTCCTGTGTCTGTGTGTTTGCTGCAGCCTGCTGGTTTTGCTGTTGTGTTCCCATTCCTTGGTCATCTTGACCATTCTGCTGTTGATTCTGCTGCCCACTCTGACCATTCTGCTGCTGGTTCTGCTGCTGGCTCTGCTGTCCCTGACCGCTTTGTCCGCCCTGTCCACTCTGACCGTTCTGCTGCTGATTCTGAGGTGGATTTTTCTTAGGTCTTTCACGGTCTTCTTTGTTATGATTCTGATCTTCAGCTCCACCACCACTAGAAGCGGCACCCGACTGATTTGTGTTACAACCACCATTTGTACCGTTGTTCTGTTTTCTCTGCTGTAAATCTTCCATAGCCTGCTGCATAGCAGACATCTGATTTGTGAACCATTTTTCAGGGTCACGAAGAATCAAAAGCAAATATTCATTAGCAGTTAATCCTGGTGGATAACCAACGTCTTGTGGAAGCAGGTGAATAACAGGCTGTCCATCTATAATACATTCGTCTGGATACAAAGTATCCAAGTAGCGAACTTCATCTTCTGTGAAATCATTTGTGAAAACTTCCCAATCGCGAAGCATCTTGAAGATATAATCTTCAAAAATATCATACATATTATCAATGTCTGAAACTGGGTCGTCGAATAAAGGTTTAAGTCTGTTGTAAACCGCTTTAATTTTTGGAGCAGAGAATCTAAAGTCCAAAGTCTGCTTTGCAGCATAATGCTGTCTTTTAATATGCGCCAATTCGATTGTCTTTAACCATTCCTTTAATTCTTCAGGTAATGCATCATTAAGAGCAATCTTATAAACACTACCAGCAAGTTTATTAGAAATGCGGTAAGTGTAACAAACATTACTAAAAGAAGTATTTGGGATAATCTGATAAAGTAATCCCTTTGCGTATTCATCCATTTCGCCTTTAATTGCTGGCAAGTTCATTTTTATACTCCTAAAAATAAAATCTGTAAGTTTCTCTAACTTACAGATTTATTATATCATGAAATTAAAATTTTGTAAATTATTGTTATTGAGAAAACTACTTTTTCTTCTTTTTCTTTTTCTTCTTGGCTCCCTGTGGGACACCATAAAGATCTGCAGCTTCGCCCGTTACGACGTCTTTCCACATCTTCATTCCGCGAGCAATATCTTCGGCAACTTTAGGGTCTGTTGAACCATACAAGATGCCACTTCCGTCAGGGGCTTCAAAGCCATAAAACTTTATTAATTTTGGTTTTTTATGAAACATACTACTCTCCTAAAAGTTTATTGAGAGCATCACGAAGCTTTGTCGCCTCCTCATTCGTAAGAGTGAGACCCTTACTCATTTTTCTCTCTCCGCTTTCTTCGTCTGTCTGCCAAGTGCGGACATCAATTTTAGCCTCTGCTCCGTTGTAAGAAACAAGGTTAATCTCTTTAGTCCATCCGCCTTTACTTGACGAAAGAACTGCTACCTTTTCTTTAAGTTCGTATGAAAAGTCTCCCATTCTATTCCTCCTTTGATGGAAAGTCTTCGTTTGTTAATTGTTTATATAATTCTTTAGCTCTTCTTTCTGTGTCTGTCGAGCTAAAACTTTTTGAAGCTACAAGTTTATCAAACTTAGTAGCTTTGTAAAAAACTTTTTCCAAATCGTTGGCTCCGCTGGCTTTGTATAAAAAATCAGGTGACGCTGGTATTTCGTCTATTGAGTCCATTACAGCCGCTTTACAGAAATTATACACTATTCGTCTAAAAGAGTCAAGTTTCAATTCTGCTTCTTTCGATTGATTTCTTCCAGCAATTCCGTCAGCTGCTGAACGAAGTATTTCAATCAATTCGTATTTATCCATTGCAATCTCCAAAATCTTGAACTTCAAGATGCTCTATTATGCCTTTGCAACCTTCTTTTAGCATTTCGAAATTGTGAAAGACTATGCTGTTTTTGTTTTCTTTGTCGCTTAGCCACTCAAGACCTAGTTGAGCATCGTCAATCAAACCAAGAATGGCTTCTTCAGGTGTTTTAAATTTATTATAGCTTTCGCTATGATAAGCATAGGCTGCTAGCATAACATATATCTGATGTTCTAAGGAAGAATTCAAAAAGCCTTCAACAAGAACCTTTCCAAGTTCATTTTGAAATTCCCCTGCCTCCAGGCTCAACAAGTCTTTATACATATTATCCCTCAACTTCTGAAGCAAGCTTTTTTGCGGCTACATCTTCAGCGAACGAATCAAGAAGAGCCTCAGCTTTTTTCTTTACGTCGTATTTTTCAACTTCAAGAGCAACCTGCTTTGTAAGGTCTTTATCTGTATAGAAATTATTGTACTTTTTGCCATCAAATCTAAAAGAGGAAAGATTCTCAGGTAACTTCTCTGGGTAGAAGACTTCTTTTCCATGTTTGTAAGCATAAGCAACTTCGCGCTTTGCTCCCATACTGTCTTTCCAATTTGGAAGAAGACAAACAGCATCACAAGCATCAAGCATTGCAAAATCTATATGCAGCCAATCCTCATAAGAGAAGGCACTGTACTTCTGCATAGCATATGTAACTGCTGGGTTCATAATGCTTTCAATAGGTTCACCGCCAGCATTAGTTTTTTTACTTGCTAACCAAGTTTCAACTATTCTGAAATTTTTCCAAATTTTTTCTTCTGAAAGACCTGTCATTTTTCCGCTAAGATAAACTTTCATTAAAATACCTCCGAATCTTCTTTCTTATGATTTTCAAAAATGCTATATTCAAAACCTTTCAAATCGTCTTCATCAAGAGAGCTTATGTTAGCCACTATAAAGCAACTAAGAAACACTAACGCCCCGAAAGCAAGGAAGCTCAAAATAAACATAAACCAAACAATTCCGCAAATCGCTCCGAATGTTGGACACTTTGCGGTAAAGTTTGTTGCTGCCCAAATAGTTTTAAGAATAACGTTTCCAATCGAAGAAACAATTACTAATCCAATTGATGAAACCATTCCATAAATTGTAAGCATTAGAATTTTTCCATTGAAAGATAAATTATCTGATTCAAAAAATTCATCAATTTTTGTTTTTAATTTTTTAAGAAAACTATCTTTCTTTAGTTTGTGTTTTTTTAACGAAACTCCATCATCGCCAAAATCTTCGATGATTTTTTTCTTTGCCATTATACAATCTCCTCAATCAGGCCAAATTCAAGCAACTGCTCAGGTGTATAAAAAGTTTCAGTTTTAAACATTTCTTCGAGCTGAGCTTCTGTAAGTTTTGAGTGCTCAAGGTAAACACCTTTGTAAATAGCGTTCCATTTCTTGTTGTTTTCAATAGCAACATTCTGCTCTTCCAAAGTCTTAAAAGTAGCATCCAAAGATCTCATAGGATGAATAAGACTCATAGCATACTTAGAACAAGTTCTGTGGTTACCAACTGTAGCAATCAATGAAGCACCTGAATCGGCTTCTCCCTCAATGTGTGTATTTACATTAACGGGAACCAAAGCGTTGCCAATCTGACAAGCCTTGCCGCTCTGAATATCTTTAATTACCTGAACAATCTGCAAAGCAGATTCCAAACCACCACCATTTGAGTTGATGTGAAGTTCAATATCTGCTGGCTTATTACCTGTTTCAAGACAGTTGCCAACAATTGAAAGAGCAACTTCATGCAAATTTATAATTAAAGCCCTTGCTGTGTCAGGATTGATTTCTTCGTTAAAATAATAATGGTTTCTTACTAAGTAGTTTTTAGGATCTCCGCCGCTAGTAAGTGCTGACAAATCGATCATTCCTTCTCCTGCACAAGATTCTTTTACTTCTTTTTCTTCCATATTTTCTCCTTTATTTTTTGATAATTAAATTATAGCATAAAATCAATTTTTTGTAAACTAAAAAGACTGGGAAATACCCAGTCTTTTAATTAGAATTGATTTAAACTTTCTTTTTTCTTTAAGAATTTTAAATACTTAAATTTATAAAACCAACGTTTTCTGAAAAGCTGCTTTAGCCATCTTTTCATAATATCTTCTCTTTCTAAACCATACGGGCTGTAAACAAGAATAGAAGTTTTAACCGCTTTACCTTCTTTTTTCTTATCATGAATTTCGCCACAAAGCATCGTACAGTCAGAGCAGCTAATATCAGTATATGTCTGATAATTTATGTTCATAAAATCATTTGTAAACAACATTTTACTTACATCAAATTTTTCCTCTGAAACATCTGATTTTAATACGGCTGGCAACCCATTGCGGTCTAAACTTAGAACAGTTACAGGTATAACAGAATAATCCATTTTTGTTTTATTCTTATCATATTGATAAACTGTTAATTGTAAAAAATATAAATTATCAAAATTCATAACTAAATTATAAACTATTCTTCTTTTTTTGTCAAGGGGAATCTTTTTTGCCACCAAGCAGACTTCATATTGAACAAGCCACTTTCTTCAAGTGTTTCTTTGTAAGCTTCTTGAATACCAGCCATGCCTACATCCCAATTGATTGAATTGTTGCACAAATAATTTATTGTTTCACCGTGCCAATCAGAGTGAATGTTCTGATGCTTTCCCGTAAAGAAATCAGAAATTTTATCTTTTGAAACACCTTTTGCTACAATTCCAGCAAGCTTTGCACTAGTTGCTTTTAATTCAGGGAAAGCCCCAGTGTTTGATAATACATGGATTAGTTCATGCATAATATAATTCATTGCTTTGTCTTTAGGTGTAGCATAAAACAATGGTCTATTGATGTAAATTTTTGTTCCTTGTGTATAAGCCATTACATTTGACTTTTCTTTGAAGTCTCGTAAGTTTAGTGTTGTATCATATTGTCTATCAATTTTTAACAAAAAGTTTGGAGAAAATATATCTTTCATATATTTTCTGAACAAAACGTCTAATGCTTTATCTCCACTGCTTACTCTTAATTCTTCTGTAAATAAACTATCTTCAAAATTCATACTATTAACTTTTTTATTTCTTATCTATTAAATTCATACCGTCTAGACTTATATTGTTTTTTCCATTACGTTTAACAAAGAACATATTTTCGTCGGCTTTTTTGATAATTTGTAAAGGAACCAAATAGTCAACATTCTGAGCAACACCAACACTTAAAGTAATTCCAAGCTCTTTATAATAAAGATTTTGAATGTCTTTAATTTTCTTTACTGTTTCAACTGCTGGCAGTCTTGAAAGAATTACAAACTCTTCGCCGCCATATCTATAAGCTTTAAATTCGTCGCAACTTACAAATAAGCAGGCATCGGCAAGTCTTTTCAAACACAAATCGCCAAATTGATGTCCATGGGAGTTATTACAATCATGAAAATTGTCTATATCTATCATTACGACAAATCTAAATTTTTGTCCTTGTAAATCTTCATCTAGTTTTCTTCTATTATATAAACCAGTCAATTCGTCGCGATATGACATTTTCATAAGTTTTTTGTTATATTCGAATGCAATATTAGCGAAGAAAAAAGTAAAGAAGAAAACAAACAAATATCCAACAGAAAAACTAATATTATATAAGTAAATATTTCTAACAGCTGCAGAAACCACTCTATTGTTTATGTAAGTGAAAATCCATAGATACTCAGCCAGTGTACCTAAAGGAACCCATAGCCACTTTTTTCTATTAAGAGCAACACCATAAGCAACGGGTGCTATAAACAAATAAAACACAAAAGAGCCACTTAATCCTTTCTGATCTGCTAAAAGAATCAAAGGAAACAAAACGTTTGCGCAGCCCGCAGTAAGCAAAATACCCGTAATAGAATAAGGTAATTTTTTTCTAAATAAGAATACTAATAGCTGAAATGCTAAACATATTGCTGTTGGCAAAACATTTCCGCGATTACTCTCAAAAGAAGCGGCTACAAATAAACCTGCGGTGTTTGCTAGAATACCTGCAATCGCCAAAATGTTAATTATTATTGGTTCTAATGGTTTTAATGTTTTTGTTTTATTTTTAAATTGATTTTTCTTCATACACTTAACTCTTGTTGTAATGTTTGCAACCACGCAAACAGAAAAAAAGCTGGGGGACAAAGCCCTCAGCTTTATGTTAAAATACATTATTGAATGGCGTTACTCAATAATCTCGTTAAATTTTAAAATTCTATGATGTTTATCCCAACACATATTCTTGTAGTTGTTTAATTCAACTACTTTGTTAGGATCAGAAATAGCATCACAATCAACATCAATGTTTGTTTGCTGAGTGATACCTTCTTTCTGAACTCTTTCCATCATAGCGAAGTTTTCTACCTCGTGGCAGAAATAATCTTCAGGGATGTCACAGTCGTGCACATGCCCATAAAGGTTTACTAAGTTGCTGCCTGGTTTAAGATAGACTGGCTCATGACTTAACAAATATTTGTTCTCTAACAGAATAGGGTATGGGAAAACTCTGTCAAAGCCAAGAGCGATAAACAAATCATAAGGAGTTTTGAATCTTTTCAGATCCTTAACTCTTAGATTCATTTCTCTGTCATGGTTGCCAAGAACAATCCAAAGCTTTTTGTCATTACTCTTCATTCTATCAACAAACCCTTTAAGTTTATCAAATGTAAGTGAAGAATTGAGAGCTATATCCCCAAGGTTAATAATTGTAGACCCTGCAGGTAGCTCATCAAACTGTTTTAATATATCTTCATTCATCTTTTTAACACCATCCCACGAAAACTCGTAAGGACGGTTGCAATACTTAATTATATTGCGATGTTCAAGATGAAGATCGCTAGTTATATATGTTTTACCAAAATCCATTATTTTCTCCTTATATAAAAATTATACTGCAAAAACAACGAAAAGTCAATAAGGAGAAGCAACTATTTAAATGTGACAATCAACAAGAGTTATGTAGCAATCTTGGTGTTTAGATACAAAATCCTTAAACCAATTTTCATACTCTGCTTGTGCTTGTCCATCCTCAGAAGAAGAGAACCAATGCATTTCGCCTGGAGCAACCCACTCACCTTCAGGTGTTACAACCGCATAAGGATGTGTTGCTGTCGAACGTTCAATATAATCTTCTTTTGAATTATATCTGCCAGTATAATACTCTTTTTTATAGAAAGCATTAACAGGTTCTTTGCCAGGTGATGGCAACTTACCTTCAATGTATTGCTCCCAAAACTCTTTTGCTTCTGCCTTCTCTTCAGGTGTTCCTTCCCAAACGATGTCAGAAAGTTTTGCGGCGTTTACTTTACTACCATCTTTTAGATTGAAATAACCATCCCAACGTCCACCAACCTGATACCAATCCCATTTTGATTTTGGGTTGTAAGTAGAAAGCTCATTTCCATTTTCGTCAAAGCGTTCTTCATCTTCACCATCACGATACCACTGATAAATTTCTTCATCAGACTTTTCATACAACTCTAAACGCTCTTTAGCGTAGTCAGTTAATTCATCGCTGTCTTCTTTAAGCCAATAGGTGCGATAATTTTCCGTATCATATTCGCCCTTTTTGTAAGCTTCCATATCTCTCTTTAAACTCTCAGCGCTTTCGCGAAAGCCTTTGATAATTTCTTCCTTTGTATTGTAGATATAAGGCTCTACTTCGATGTTTTCATCAAATGGAGCAAGAAGATCTTCAATTTCGCTTTCGCTATCTTCGTTAGTTACTACTGCTACTGTATAATGCATATCAACCTCTATTTATCAAGTTTATCTAAGTCTTCGACCGTTTCAGAATCTTTCTTACCGAAAGAGTTTTTAATCTTTTCAACAAAATTTGTAATTTTGTTGCCAGCCTTTGGACACTTTGTTGTAATTGCCCAATAACCAACTGCAAAAGTTGCAGCAATTCCAACGATTGCAAAAATTGTTAATACTACCATATTACTTCTCCCAATCATCCATAATTCTGCCAAAAACTTCTTCGGCAGTTAAATAACCTTTTACTTCATTAAACTCTAGTTCTTCTTCTGTAAGAAGTCCCATTATTTCGAGTTTGTCTTCTTCTCGACCATAAGAACCACAGTGTTCTATAACCGAGCAAACCATTTCTTTTTTATGTCCTGAATATACAATATGATAACCACCAAATTCTTCTCTGAAAGTAAAAGGAATGTTATTATCTTCAAGCATTTTTTTTAGACGAAGTATTTCTTTAAAGCCGCCTTCTGGAATTTCTGACGCATACAAATCTTTAAATAGATCTACCATATTTCGTCTACCTCCTCTAATGCTTTTATTACTTTATCACAAAAACTTTGTGTGATTTCAACTTTCTCATTCCAAAGATTTCTGCTAACATTTTTATCATTTTCAAATGCTATATTAAAAGCCTGATTAAAACACTGCTCTATTGCAAAAATCATCATTCTACATTGAACGTTTTCAACGTCGTGGTGATAATCGTCAGGCTCTGATTCAAACCACTCTGGCTCACCAAAATTGCAGCGATACCAACTCTGATATTCTTCAAAATCCTCAAAGAAATTTTTTATAAACTCTCTTGCTTCATGTCGAGAACAAAACCAAGAGCCATTAGAATTTTCATTTTCTGTAAGGTAGTTACCCAAGTCGCAAGGATAGCGAAGTTGTCCAATCCAATTAGGAAGTCTTTCTTTTACTTCTTGTTTTACTAAATCTGTAAATTCTTTACTCATGAGCCTACCTCCTTCCAGCCACGTTTTTTAATCACTTCTTGAACTGAGGTTATTGCTTTATCAAGCTTTTCCTTCATTTCTTCCAAAGTAGCTGCATTAACTTCAATACCATAATAACAAAGTCCGCAAGTGTTTCTGTGGAATTCAACTTTATAATTTTCTATCTGTGGAACTTCGTCAAAACTTTCCACTTCTTGCGGAACTGTCTTTTTGGATCCTCTCATTTTACCTCCAACTAAAACGGCGCCGAAGCGCCATTTTATTACACATTAATGCCTTTGTCTTTCAAGAATTTCTTGTAGCCTTCAAGATTTTCTTCCATACGTGCGAGTTCTGCTTTATACAACTCAACATTTGGTCCTGCAACGTTAAAATCTTTACAGAACTGTTCAAAATCTTTAATGTCAAAAATCTGTCCATTAAAGTTAAGGTCTTTACTGTAAGGTTCTACATAATCTCCCCAATCTCCTGGTTTTACAAAAGCAACTTTTGATACCTCGTTACCATTAGCAAGAAGGTTAGCAACTACATAAAGATAAATTGCATATTTTTCCTTTTCAATTGTAAAAACAACACCATTAACCTTAGCAGTCTGCCCGTTATTTATTGGAAGCTCCTTTCCGTCTGCCAAATAAATAATTCCATCTTTCTTCCCGATAAGTCCACGAAGTTCATCGGCATACTTGTCAAACTCTTCATTTGTAAGCATTTATTTCTCCTTTTCTTAAATTATAGCATTTTATTTTTTAATGTCAAGACTCAAATGAGTCAGCATATTCTTCCTCAAAAGAAGAAACAAATTTATATTCATGGTCTACTTCGTATTCGTCTGGGTCTGCGTTTTCGTCATCCCAAATTGGTCTATAAAAGCCAATAGCTTCTTTTAGGAAGTTTGTCATTAATTCATACTCTTTGGCTCTTTGCTCATTTTTGCCAATATAACCATAGTTTTCTATTATAAAGTCATCAAAAGAATCTTTATATTCTTTGTGGAAGAATTTTGCTTGTTCTTTGTTCTTTTCTGAAAAATCTGTAAAGTCAAAATAATGAATATCGCCGCATCCATCTGTAAATACTTCGCTTTCATATTCTGAATGGAATTCACCATCTTCACACTTGAAATAAGTTTCGCCCCAAAGGTCATTATACATTAACGAAGCCTC